ACCAAGGAAATCGAGAGTTGATGGACAGCCAATTCTTTTTTATTCTTCAAACTCTTGACAAAGCCATGAAGACAGGAGTAATATCTGCTGAGTATCATCCTTATGAGGTTCCAATTTTATGACTGATGAGCAGACAGTAGAGAAAGCATTACATTGGATGATGGAGAACGTTACCAAACTCGCTCAAGCTACAGCTAACAGGAAATATTTAGATGACTATAAGAAGGTTAAACATTCTACACTTATGCTTGCAGCACCAGAAGGAACAGATTCATACAAGAAAGCATGGGCTTCTGCTCACGATGATTACGATGAGGTCTTGGAAGGTCTTAAAATTTCTGTTGAAGAAGAGACACGATTAAAACATTTATTTACAATCGCAGAGGCTAAGATTGAAGTATGGAGAACACTACAGGCAAACAGCAGGGCAGGGGTAGGATAATGTCAGCACCTTCGGATGAAGATGGATGGATGAGAGAATATGATGATGCTAGCGGGGCTAGCCATCACAACGATTTATTAACGCAACAGCAACAAGAGGAAAGAAAGAAAATGGCATGGGAACCTCAAGATAACAAAATAGGTATTTTTAAAAACAAATTCAAAAAAACTGAATCTGAACCTGCTCTTAAAGGCGATGGTTTAATAGGCGGTAAACACTGGGAAGTAGCCGGTTGGGTAAACATTGATAAAAACGGCAACAAATATATTGCGTTAAATTTTCAGCCTCCGAGAGATAAAGCGCAAAGTTATAGTAAACCCGCCCCTTCACATGATGAGGATTTCGACTTCTAAATGAAAATAGAATACCATGACGGTGAGATAATTGAATTAAATTTCGAGGAGAAGAAGCACTACTATACCGTAGAGGGGAAGTATGCTCCTTCCGTAACCACCATTCTTGACTCTATTGCTAAACCTGCTTTAGTGCCGTGGGCTGCTAACGAGGGGGCTAAGTTCTTTGCTATGAACTTTCATAAGTTGTTGGGAGAGAACTCCTCAATGACTGAAGCAGAAATGACTAAGGGTATAAGGGGGGCTTTTAGAAAAACATCGGGATCAGCTTTGAACGTGGGTACGGCTGTACATAAGTGGTGTGAAGAAGCAATCCTGTGGAAGCTGGGGAGAGGTGAGATACCCGATATGCCCACCAAGTGGACAGAAGCAGAGAACTCAATCAATGCTTTTAGGGAGTGGGTTAAATCTAATGAGGTTGAATGGCTTACTGTTGAGGAGAAGGTTTATCACAGAGATTATAAATATGCAGGTACAGTAGATGCTACCGCTATAATCAATGGGGAATACTGTGTTATAGACTTTAAGACTTCTGGGGCTATATACTCAGCTTACCATTTACAATGTTCTGCTTATGCCAAAGCCATAGAGGATATGAGAGGAAAACCAGTAGATAAGGCATATGTTCTAAGGTTTGATAAAAAGACAGGGGAGTTTGAGTCTGGATCTTCTGTTGAGATCGATGAAAACTTTATGGCTTTTCGTGGATTCCTTGTGGGGTATAAGCGGCTTAAAGAGTTGGAGAACAGGAAGTAATGCAAGTCGTTATAGTTGTTGTTTTGTTATTAGTAATAGTTATTTTATGATAAGCGAGGACAAAGCATATGAAATAATAGTTGAACTTTATGCGCGAGAAAAGACATTCAAAGAAATAGCTAAAGAATTTAAAGTTTCTAAATCACTTATAGGCGAAATAAATAGAGGGTTCTGTTATAAGATGGACAATTATTCTTACCCCATACGAGGTGAAAGACTAAGATGCTGAGACTCAGTAGACATGTACAACAAGCAATAGTTATAAATCCTGTTGGAGAAAAAGATAAACCACTGGTAATACGAGTGTTAGACTTGGTTCCTAATACCGTAGGTCTTGGCTTTGAAGAGCCGGGAAAAGAAAAAGGTAAAAGAAATTACGAAATAATCAGAGCTGAAATTTATAAGGGGGAATCCTAATGAATCTTCTGGTTATCGGTGATCCCCATGCCCATCCCGACTATGATAACAATAGGTTTACTGCGTTAGGTAAATTTATAGCAAAGGAGAAGCCTCAAGTCATAGTGTGCATAGGGGACATGGCTGATATGCCAAGCCTTTCCTCATATGATAGAGGGACAAAGGGCTTTGAGGGCAGGAGGTATAGCAAGGATGTAAAGGCGGTGATAGATGCACAAGAAAAACTATTCGCTCCTATAAAAAGAATTCGTGGGTACAAACCCAAGCTACATATGTGTATAGGAAACCATGAAGATAGGATAACAAGGGCTGTTAATACTACACCAGAACTTGATGGTGCTATTGGGATAGAGGACTTACAATACGAAAGGTTTGGCTGGAAGATCACACCCTTTAAGAAGTGTGTAACCATAAAGGGTATTACCTTTAGCCATTACTTTACATCTGGTGTAGCAGGAAGACCAATTAGTTCCGTCCATATAGGATATGCTTTGGTTACAAAGTTACATTGTTCTGCAGTACAGGGTCATTCTCATCTGTATAATCATGCTGAACAGACTAAGCCTGACGGTCAAAAGATATTTGGGTTAGCTGCTGGATGCTTCTCACATCCAAAGTACACTGAAACATGGTGTCAAGATACTGAGTATCAATGGTGGAGAGGCATTATAATGCTTGAGGGGTTAGACGGAGATGGATACTACAACGGGATAAGGGCAATAACCCAAAGAAGTATAATGTGAACTACAGCACAGAAGATAAGGAAGTCTGGTACAAGCATGGGGAGAAGATTGAGAACCTTTTTGTTTCCACTATAGCCCCATCTATTGGGCTAGATGTCATCATAAATCCTGAGAAGAAAACAAACAAATATGCTCACGATCTTATTCTCGATGGAACAAAAAAGGCAGACTTAAAGAATCAGGGAACACCCTTCTTTATGGCGGTAAGGTATGACTGTGACCCTATGGAAACGGTATCTTTTAATAAGAAAGATTATGATAGGTACAAAGAATTATATCCTGATATCTTTGTTATCTTCTGGGTAAATTGGGGTAAACAATCGAGGTATGGTGTAGATGTAGAAAGGAAGAACGGAGTATGGATTTTCTCTCTCGATGAATTAGGAAAGCAAATAAAAAATGCTCCGCTACATACATATCAGAAAAGAATTAAAGACAAAAAAGGAAATGCTAAAAACTCTTACTTGATAAAATTACTTGACTCCAATCAAGTGGATTGAATGATGGAGGACGATTGGGAGGATAAATATAATAAGGATCAGGATAACAGAAGATACCACTTTGCTAGGTTCTGTTGGAAACACAGAAATGAACTTACCCCAAAGGGTAAATTAAGAACTGTTGGATCACCCCTTACTTGGGAAAAGAGGTTCGAGCAGATGGAGGGTATTAGCTTGGAAGACTATGTAAAGGAACGCAAGAAAGAACGCAACCAGAAGGAAAAGAAGTTATCCCGTAGTAAGTAGGTTCCCCATCGTTTTCTCCTAAGCCATCATGCCTATCTAGGGTGGTGGCTATTTTTAGTTCTTTATTGTCCCTGTGTACCAACCATCCAATACTTTCAAATATGGGGCATGATATCTTATCGTGTGTAGTCCAGTCTGAATAGGATATGATATCCATCCACTTTACGAGGACTAACTCTTTTTCTTTTTCCTGTGAGTTGTCAGTGGCCCCGGTATTATCCATCCCAACACCATCGGAACTACAAAGATTAAGATCAGCAACCATCCGCCAAGCTCCACAAGTTGTTGAAGAAGTGAAAAGAAATTTGAAGGCGCTTCCTGAACAATTGTGGCGTCACCTGTTATTTCAAGGGCTTGAGTAGAGTCCGTCTTCCCGCCCGTTGCGGCAGAGGCTACAGAGGCAGCCACCATGCTCCCCGCTATTGGCGCAATCACACCCCCACCGATCACACTCCCGGCAGTCGCACCCAATCCAGCCGATGCCCCTACTATCGCCGCCTTCTTGATCGTTGAACATCCCGTCAGGATTATTAAGCAAAGAGCCACCATGCAACCATTAAAATAGCGATTGCCCATAAAGGTTTTTCTGAGATTTCTTTCCATATCTTTTTGAGTATTTCCATTTATTGTCTCCATAGTTG